CAATATCGGCGCGCGCTCCAGGTTGCCGAGGCGTTCTCCTATGACGGTGCGATGCGGGGGCGCCGGACCGGCGGCTGGATCACGTCGAATTCGGATGCCAACCGGGAGACCTTCGGCTCCATGGTCTGGCTGCGCGATCGCGCCCGCGACCTCGCGCGCAACAATCCCTATGCCACCAAGGCTCTGTCGGAGCTCGTTGGTGCCCAGATCGGGACGGGCATCATTCCGCGCGCCAACACGGGCGACGATAAGCTCAACGTCCTGATCGATCAGAAGTTCGAACGATGGGCCACGGATTGCGATGCGGATGGGCAGTTCGACTTCTTCGGCATTCAATGGCAGGTGGCGCGCGCCGTGGCCGAGAGCGGCGAGTGTATCGTTCGATTTCGCCAGCGACGCCCTGGCGATGGGATCGACGTTCCGTTCCAGCTTCAGGTGCTGGAGCCTGATTACCTCGATCACAACAAAACGCTGTCTCTCGACACCGGCACGATCATCGAGGGCGTGCAATTCGACAAGATTGGACGGCGCGTCGCGTATTGGATGTTCGGGAATCACCCGGGCTGCCTGACCCTAACGAACTGGCAGGCCGGTTTCATCTCGAAGCCCATTCCTGCCGAGTCCGTGCTCCACGTATATAAAAAGGACCGGCCCGGCCAGGTCCGCGGCGTTACGTGGCTGGCGCCGGTGATCCTGAAGCTCCGCGACCTCGACGAATACGAAGACGCCGAGTTGGTCCGAAAAAAGATCGAGGCCTGTTTCGCCGCGTTTGTCATCTCGCCGGATGGCTCGATGATGAACCTGACGGAAACGAGCACGGACCCGATCACGAATCTGCCGACGGAGTTCCTGGAGCCGGGCGTGATCAAGCGGCTGCGCCCGGGCGAGGATGTGAAGTTCGGGGCGCCGGCGAACAGCGCGGGTTATCGGGATTACCGGGCCACGCAGTTGGGCTCGGTGGCGGCCGGCCTGACCCTGCCGTACGAACTGCTGACCGGCGACATGAGCGCCGTGAACTATTCCTCGTTCCGCGGCGGCATGCTGGGGTTCCGCAACACCATCGAAGCCTATCGCTGGCTGTGCCTGGTGCCGCAGCTGCTCCTGCCGGTCTGGAAGAGGTTCATCGACATTGCATTCATCGCTGGCGAGATCCCCGAGCAGAACTATGGCGTGCGATTCACGCCACCCAAGTTTGAATCGGTGGATCCGCTCAAAGATGCGATGGCCGAGAAGGTATCCCTCCGTACCGGGGCGCTCACCTGGCCGGAGATGGTGGCGAGTCATGGCCAGGATCCCGACGGCCAGTTGAGAGAGCTCATCACCTGGAACAAGAAGTTTGACGACGGCGGGGTGATCCTGGACGGCGACCCGCGGCGGACCAGCGATCGCGGCCAGATCAATGTGCCAAATAAATCGCAAAGCCCAGAACTGGAGAAAGACGGTGGCAAATGAAGGGTAATCCAGAGGTTGTCGCGGTGCTTCAGAGCGCTCTCGGGCTCGAGGCGACGATCCACCTGCAATATGGCACCGACGCGCGCTGCTTGCGCGAGGTCGGTTTGAAAAAGAACGCCAAGAAGGCCGCCGACTTCGGCGGGGATAGCGGCAAGTTCCTCGGCATGGTCGAGGACCGCGTTCTATTCCTGGAGGGCAGCGTCGCCTATGCCCCGGCGCCGGTGCTGGACTCTGCCAGCGTCACCGCCATGCTGCAGCGCGAGCTGGGCCTTGAAATGGCGATCGTTGCGCCCTATGAAAGTGCGGTGGTCGTGGCGCAGCAAGCGCTGGACGATACGACCCGCAATCTCTTCGAGCACTTGCTCAAGTGGCATCAGGAACACGTGGACCATCTGGAGCGCGAGCTCGGCCTGATTACGAAGCTCGGCGAGGCCGGCTACTTCACGGCGCGCATGCAGTAGCCACCACACAACCCATCCCAGGGCGTACCGGTGGGCGGCTTCGGGCGCCCGCCCTGCTGTTGGACCGGTGTGCGAATTCAACCACGCGATAAGGAGGCTTCATGTTGAGGGAAAACATCACTGCCGCGGCCGGACCACCTGGCGTCGTTCCGGGGCCTCCGGCCCATACGCAGGTCGAGACATTTTCTGCTGCCTTCGCTCCCGACACCTGGGACGACGGGGACTCCACGGTCGACTGCGTCTTCTACAGCGGCGCAATAGTACCGCGGGTCGATTTCTGGACCGGAGAGCCCTACGACCTGGTGCTCAGCCTCGAGCCCGGCGCCATCCGGATGGACCGGCTGAACAACGGCGCGCCGGTGGTCGACAACCACAATACCTTCGGCAGCATTCGCGATCAGTTGGGCGTCGTGAAGCCCGGCACCGCGCGGGTCGAGAAGGGTAAGGCTGTCGCGACCCTGCAGTTCAGCCAGCGCGATGAGCTGGCCCCGCTGCGCGCTGACATCAAAGCTGGCATTGTCCGCAACGTCTCGGTCGGGGCTCAGATTGTGACCAAGAACGAGACGACGCCGAAGGGCCAGGACCGCAAACAATTCACGGCGATCGATTGGGAGCCGTACGAGATCTCGCTCACGATGGTGCCCGCTGATGCCGGTGCCGTTCTGATGAGCGCCGTGGCCGCAGGGCCGCAGAACGAAGTCGTTGAAGCCACGGCATCCGCTGCGGCGGCGACGCGGGCAATCAGCCCAAAGGAGCAAAAGCCGATGGAGAATGCAACCATCACTGCGGGTGCCGGTGCCCGCTCGGAAGAGTCCGCGGCGGTCGTGCAGGCGGTGCCTCAGCCGGCCGTGGATGAACAGAAACTTCGGGACGAGGCCGTTCAGGCGGAGCGATTGCGGGTCGCAAAGATCCGTGAAATGACGCTTCCGTTCCGAACCCAGCTTGGCGAGCGGTTCAGCTATGAACTGATCGACAGTGGCGCTTCCAGCGAAAACGCGGGCATCCGCATCCTCGAGCGCCTGGCGGCCCTCGGGAAGGCCGAGCCGCCGACGGATCCGAATCAGCCCGGCAACGCCACCGTCACCCGGGACGCGGGCGACACCATGCGCGAGAGCATGGCGGCGTACATCCTGTATCGCGACAATCCATCCTCGGTGAAGCTCGAAGAGGGCAAGGGCCGCGAGTACGTGGGCATGCGGCTCAGCGAGTTGGCGCGCGAGTGCTTGGAGGTAAAGGGCGTCCGGACTCGGGGCATGAATCCCGACCGGATCGCACTGAGCGCGCTGACCACGACCGACTTTCCGGCGATTCTCGCCAACGTCGCCAACAAGACCCTGCGCGAGGGCTATCTGGCGGCGCCTCGAACGTTCACGCAGTTCTGCCGCCAGGTTTCGGCGGTGGACTTCAAGCCGGTCAACCGCGTTCAAATGTCCGACCTGCAGGCGCTGCAGCCGCTCAACGAGACGGGTGAATACCACCGGGCTCCGCTGAGCGATTCCGTGCAGACCTATGCGCTCGCCACCTTCGGCGAAGTCGTGGCCATCGACCGCAAGGTGATCATCAACGACGATCTGCAGGCCATGACCCGGATCCCGTTCCAGCTTGGCGTAGCCGCGGCGCGCCTCGAGTCCGACACGGTGTGGGCCGTGATCACCGGCAACCAGGTCATGATCGAGGACGGCAACGTCCTTTTCTTCGCCGCCCACAACAACCTGTTCACCGGCGCCGGTTCCGCGCTCTCTCTGACTTCCCTCGCCACTTCGCGTTCAAAGTTCCGGCTGCAGAGGGGTCCCAAGGGCACCTACCTCAACCTGGAGCCCACGTTCCTGATCGTTCCGACTTCGCTCGAAACGGCCGCCATGCAGTTGATCGCGCCCATCAACCTGGTCGCGACCACCTCGGTCGGGAACGTGATTCCCGAGTGGGTTCGCACCTTGAATCCGGTCGTCGAACCGCGTCTCGACCCCGCCTCGAGCACCGCCTGGTACCTGGCAGCCAAGCCCACGATGATCGACACGATCGAGTTCTGCTACCTCGAGGGCCAGGACGGCGTATACATCGAAACCCGTCAGGGCTTCGACGTGGACGGCTTCGAAATCAAGGCTCGTTTGGACTTCGCATCTGCCGCGATCGATTTCCGCGGCCTGCAAAAGAACGCCGGCGTCTAGGGGCGGGCTAACAAGCAACCGGGCCGCCCCGCGCGGAGCGGCCCACAGACATTTCATGGGAGACAGAGGATGAACAATTACATTCACAAGGGCTGGTCCCTGACCCTCGTCCCGCCCTATTCCGGTGTCGGCGGGGGCGGGATGAAATCCGGAAACGTGTTCGGCGTCGCGGCCGGTACATTCACGGTCGGCGTGGCCTCGCAGTTCGATGTCGTCGGCGTGTTCGCGCTGGTCAAGGACGCGAGCACGTTCTCGCAGGGCGACCTGGTCTACTGGGACGACGTGAACAAGGTCGCCACCAGCACGGTCGGCGCCAATCTGCTCATCGGCGCCGCCGAGCTCGCTGCGCTGACTGGCGATGCCACCGTCCAGGTGCGCCTGTTCGGCGTGCCCGGCTTCAGTGGCCAGGTGAACGGCGTCAAAGTCGCGCACATGCTGTACAACTTCGCCGTCGATGGCGGCGCGAGTTGCACTCCACAAAACAGCGACACCATCCCGGCCAATGCCGTCGTCTTCGGTGGCGTCGTCAACTCGACCACGCCGCTGGCCGCGGCCGGTGCGGCGACGCTGTCCATCGGCACCACGGCCGGATCGGGTGCGGCTTCGATTCTCGCCGCTACCGTCAAGGGCTCCCTGGGGGCGGATGCCGTGCTGGCGTCCGCCGCCGCGGCTGCTCCCTTCAAGATGAGCGCCGCGGGCCAGCTAGCCGTCGCCATCGCGACGGGCCCGCTCACCGCTGGCGTCGTCGAGGCTTGGGTGTTGTACGCCATCGCGGCCAACTCTTAATCCTCAACCAACTTAAACGTAAGGGGCCGGGCCCGCGCCGGCCCCAATCGGAGGAACCGTGGCTGGCTACAAATACCCGGATCTTGTCCCCGACATGGAGTTGGCATCCGTTCTGGACGCCGCGGCGATCACACCTGACGACAACAACGACTTGGCCTATGCCACGCGGTCGCTGTGGGTCGGCGGCGCCGGCAATGTGACCGTCATGCTGGCCAAGGCTTCCGCTCCGGTCACGTACTACAACGTCCCGGCCGGCACCCGCCTCATGGTCAGCGTCACTCGCGTTTATGCGACCGGCACGACTGCGAGTAATCTTCTCGCCGAGTACTGACAGATGAGCAGCTTCGTCGTCCCTCAAGACACGCTCGCCCAATCCTGGCTGCAGGCCCTGCGCAATCAGATCGCGGCTTTGGGGCAGCCGGTGCAATATCAACCGGGTGGCCCGGCGGCGGCGCCGCAAACCGTACTGGGCATCTGGCGCGACAGCACCGAGATTCAAGGTTCGATGAACGGCATGTTTGGCACCTTCATGGTCTGCCTGCCGGACCTGAGCTTCGATCCGGCGAAGGGCGACCTGATCACCAAGGACGGCCACGTTTACCAGGTCGCCGACGCCTCCGTCGACGGCCGCGGTCGCGCGCGGCTTTATTTCAGGTCCATCGAATGATTCAGACGCGGATCACATTCAACGGCTCCAAGGTGCGTCTCGGTCCCGGAATCGGGTTCAAGAAGTACCAGATGCTCACGCTCGGCCAATACGCTTTGGACACCATCAAGGCGCGTGTAACGAAGGGCATCGGCTCCGACGACGCGCCGATGAAGCCCCTCACGGAACGCTACAGGACCTTTAAGGAGCTCATCGGCCTTGAGCCGATTCGGGATCTGCACGGTCCTGGCAAGACCACTTACATGGCTCGGACCTACGTGAAAGATGCGGCGCAGCATTTTGGCGGCAAGGTCAGGGGCTGGAGGAATGGCTTGGTCAATCCCTTTGCGTTTAACGCCCGGAACAGACTGCCGCATGCCGGTGGCCGCCCCTACATCACAACCCAGAAGGATATACGCTTCCGGAGCGTCGGTGGCGGGGCTCACATGCTCGACAACTTCACTGTGCGCTATGCCGATGAGTTGGTCGTCCGCATGGACATCACGGCGCAGTGGGCGCGCGACCGCGCTCGCGGCAACGAGATGCGTGCTCCGTGGTTTGGCATGTCGCCGAACGACGTTCGCGCCATTGCGCTTTTTGCGCAGAGTCTTTTTCACGCCAACGTGACCGATCTGGCCGCGAGGCTCAAGGTCCAGAGCGGGCCGGCGGTCTGGATGCACCCGCTGGGGTCGCAGGACGAGATGTTGCGAAAGGTCGCCTGATGCCTTCCACCCGCAAAGTGGTACGCGAGACGCTCCTGGCCGTGCTCGCGGACCCGGACACCGGCTTCAATGCGAACCTGGCCAACGTCGGGGCGGCCTATGGGATCGACAGCATCTTTGAAATTGACTGGACGACCGGCTCTCCCAACTTCTTCCAGGGCAACATCTCTCCCGACCAGATCGTCTCAGCCGACCTGATCCCCGATGAGGCCGGCGTGTGCGTGGCTCTCTACACGAGCGTCTCCCAGACCAACTCGGGCGATGAGCGGCAGAAGCCCTCGATCTTTTCCGGTAAGATTCTGCTCCACGCCGACTTCTATCTGCGGCGGCGCAAGCTGCACATTCTGCGCCAGGGCGACTCATTGCCGCCCGACATAACCGGCGACATGGAGATCCTTCCGGACGCGATCGAGGACGCATTTTTGACGACGGTGATGGCTCCCGGCGTGGATTGGTTTCCGGTGAGTTTCAACGGCGACTTTCAGTGCTCGCGCGAGCCGTTCCTGTTCATGGGCGACGGCTGGCAAGCTCGAATTCCCTTTCAACTGATGTGCGAGGTGCACGTATGATGCTTCGATTTCTGGGCTCCGAGTCACTGGTCGGTGATTCGATCCGGCTCAATCGTTTCGGCCAGTCTGTCGAACTCACTGAGTTGCAGGCGGCCAACGCCATCCTCGGCGGCTGCCCGCTGGTCGACGATGAGACGTTCTGCCAAATCGGATTCGCCAGGGAGGATGTGGAAAGGTACGCTTCTTCCGGGTCGCACGGGCGGGCGCCGGCTGAATTCATCGTCAAGAAGCGGGCCGCGCTCCTCGCGGCGCATGCGCTGCGCGAGCGGTTGGAGCGGGGCGAGACATTGGCGGCTGAAGAGCCGAAGGAGGAATAA